TGTGAGAAATCGCTAGGTATTTGTTCGTCAAAAGTTGAAGAGCAGATACCTAGCATTTTTATTTTTCTCTTTCCTAGTTGCATAAAACTAAGCTGAACACTTTGAACTCGAAGAAATTCAAGCGGAAGTATGCTGAAGGTATTACTAATTTTGATTAGATTTGTTTCAGGCAATAACTTTGTTAAGTAAGAAGACATATGCTTCATTGTCTCAAAGTTATTCCATCCGTTCCTGGAAAGTTCTTTTTGGATTTGTTTAGCCCTAGGTAGGTGTTTATCTTTGCCCTTTATTTTTCTCAATTCTGATTGTAGCGATTTAAATTCATCGTATCCAGGAAGTAAAAATTCTATTTCTTCTAAATCACTTGTATTTGCTAATTGTTCAAAGTTGAAAACTGTCAATTCTCCAGATACAGAAATTAAGTCGCCATCTTGGTAATCGCTATGTTTTATAAGTTCTTTTGCCTCAAGACCAGTGATAAGCAAATCTAAAGAATAATCATCAAGAGCAGTTTCTACTAGGTTTTTGTTTGACTTAGAAAATACAAAGTTGTAACTATCAACATTAGTGTTAGAATAGCTTCCTGTTGCTTTTAATAGAGCAGAGAGGCCAATGTCACTGGATATGGTTGTTTGCTCTGTACTTCCTTCAGTTTTAGCGTCGCTTTCTCCATCTTCATTCACTAATTTTGTTATCAGACCAGCGTTTTGCTGAGCGAGCAGAGAGTTAACTAAATTTGTGTCCAGATAGATTATCTCTTTCATTCTCAATCCCCCTTGCTATTCATATAGCCCGCAATGATGCCCCGGATTGCCCGCTTATCATCCTCAGTCAGCGGTTTACCATCAAACATCATAGCGTTTTCTATTATGTTATCGATGTCGTGGGAGCTGGTTGGTTGTGGTTCGTCGGTTGTTTCTGGACCGTTTCCGAAAAGAATATAATCCGTTGAAGTCCCCAAAGCTTGAGCTAATTTCACAATCTTTGTTCCCGTTGGAATACTAGCGCCACTTTCCCACTTTGAAATAGTTGAGTCAGACTTATACCCTAACATTTTTGCTAATTCAAGCTGACTAATGCCCTTGCTAGCTCTCAAACTTTCAATTCTGCTTCCTCTTTGTTTATTCAAATCCATATCTTTCTCCTTGCTGTTTACACTAACATTATATAGTAGACTTTCCTATTTTTCAAGTTGATTTATAAAAAAAACAAAAAAACTTGAAAAAAAATCAATGAAACTATTGACATTGAATTTAATTCAAGTTATAATTTGTTTGTAAGTTAGTTAGAGAGGAGGAACAAAATGACAGAAACAGTTCCAAAGATTACAATCAAAGAACTACGAGCTCGTCACAATCTGACACAAGCTCAATTTGCTGAAAGCATTGGTACTACAGCTCAAACGGTTAGTGCTTGGGAGAAAAATGCACTTTCTATTTCTCCTAAGAAAATGGTTGCTATTTGTAATAAATATCACATCCAATCATCTGATTTGTATGGCGTCTGATATTTTTTTACAAAAAAACTTGAATTTAATTCAAGTCTACAATGTGGAAGAAATATAAGGAGTAGAAAAATGGCGAATTTGATTTCAGAAAAAGGCTTAAAAAATTCTGTACCAGTTGCAGAGATAGCGACAGCGGTCATTACTCTATCGAACGGCAAGAAAATAGAGGTGACAAACCCTGTAATGCAAATTGTTGAATTATTCCAATTTGTCGAAAATCCTAAAAAAAGGTTTTTGAATATAGGTGGCGTGATGGTTAATATCAATCAAATAGCTACTATGAAGTGGGTTGCAGAAAATCCTATTAAAGGAAATGTGTAGAAAGGAGCAAACAATGAACGAACTAGAAAGAACAGCCATCAATGAAATACTGAAGACTGTAACATATATTGCTGAAAAAGTGGATGAAATTGAAAAAATTTTAGAACCACAAGCAGAGATTAAAGACGAGATCATTGGAGCTTTATCTGCTGGCAAAGGAATCGTTGATTATGGTATAGGCTCTGCAAAAGGTGCTGTTGGCCCAAGGGCGCTCAACAACGACGAACGTCTTGCTGTGGGTTTGCCAGCGAATGAGCTTATGACCGGGGATTTAGGTGTTTAACAAAAAATTTCAATTATCTTTTGAACGGCTGGTTTATTTTCACGCTCAACAGCATCATGCCATGCGTTTAAAAATAGTTCAAAATCGGGTATTCCATACAGATTTGCTAATTTAGGTAATTCTGTAAAGAGTGCCGGAAACTCTCTAAAAATAGGGAGTAGCAGTGTTGCTAAGTATCTATTTTTAGGGCGGTCTGTAGAATTTCGGATAAGATGAATGATTTCGTCGGATTGATATTTTACTAATCTTTTGTGATTGAAGACTTCGATATCAAGTAGGCTTTCTTGGCTGTATTGCAAATATGGCATACTCCTTGAATGTTTATCCCATATGTTTTGATTTGAATATTCTTCTAAAAAATAATGAGCTGTCATTTCACAAATCACTTCCTCGAACCAAAACATCGTCCGCTGCTTAGAACTGGCATTGATGTAAAAATGGCACAACTCATGAGCTACTTGGTAAACGTTTCTGGCATAGAGGTCTGAACCTTCGGTTGATAAAAAAATGATGTGATTATCTGCAAATGCCATCGGTGCATCGACGATTTCAGCATCAACAATATATAATTTCTTATCAACAATACCAGGGAAGATCTTATTTGCTATATGAGGTAGATTAAGCATTATGAGTGGGTGGACACTCTTAGAGACACCATAGAAATAAAACCAATCTTTAGCATTAGGTAATTGAAACCTAAACATAATTCTTCTCCAATCATTTTATTGTCTCTATTATACCAAATTTAGAAAGGGAAAAAGCAAATGCAAGAAATAACGTTATCTGACAATTTAGCGCAGATTGAATTGGAAATACAACACCATAAGCAAATAGCTGGGCAATCGATTTGGGAAATTGGTAGACGATTAAAACATGTCAAAGAAAATGACCTGACACACGGGCAATTTCGGCAGTGGCACGAAAGTATCGGGATTGACAAAGACTTCGCTTATAAATCGATGAAGATTGTTGAAGAATTGCCAAATGTCGAAACGTTACGACATTTAGGAACAACTGCCCTACACCTCATCGCAACCCTTCCAGAGGAAGAAAAGCAAGAGCAAATCGAAAAGATTGAGCAAGGTGACACACCGACAGTCAGAGAACTGCAAGAGGTGAAACGTAAGCTAAAACTCAAAGACCAAGCACTAGAAGCGGTTAAAGGCGAGCTTGAGCGTGCTAAAACAGTCAAACCGATTGAAAAAGTGATTGAAAAGGAAGTCGTTCCAGACGATTACAAGGCTACGCAAAATCTTAACAAACAACTACTAGACAAAAATAAAGACCTAACGGATGAACTTGATTCAGTCAAAAGAAGTCTAAGACTCAAAACTGCCTCTTATGAAATGCTTGAAAAAGAGACATCCGAAGCGGTCGCTCTAAAAGAGTCTATCGAACACCTACGAGCTGATAAAGAGAAGCTAGAAAACAGTGTTTCTAACATCTTTACACTCAGCAATCTAGTGTCAGAGTTTGAAGATTTCTTTGATAGCAAGATGGCACCGCTCAGATTCAAAACCCTTATCCAAGGGATTGGCAAGGATGCTCAGATTGAGAAATTAAGAGACATCTTAACACTCACAGAAAACTGGATTGATGAAATGAACAAAATCATTCCAGAAAGCGGAAGAACAATCATAGAAGGAGAAATTATCAATGAGTAAAAAGAAAGATAAGAAAAAAGAAAATCTGCTCGCTGAAACAGTCGAAATGCAGAAAAGACAAGCTATGAATCTTGTTGCCCAAAGCACAGTTAACCAACAACTTTTGGAAGAAGTTATCGGGATCAAAGAAGAAATGGACAGAAATGTTAAAAAGACAAATCAAAAGCTCACTGACATCGAGTTGCTTGTCGAGGAAGTCAATAAGAAAGTCCATATCGACGATGGTGAAACTACTAAAATCAAGAGCATTGTCTTTAGTAAAGCTGGTGTTTTTGCAGACATGTACTTCAATGAGCAGGAAACACACCCTAGCGACAACTTGTTCGCTTCCAAGAAAGGTCAGTTTATCCGCTTGATGTACTCACGTTTGAAGAAAGCATTTAACGTGACTAAGTACACAAATATCAAGCACGTTGAAGCTGAGAAAGCAGTGCAATTCCTAAGAGATTTATCTTACGACGACTTCACGCCATTTGAAATTCGTGAGACGCCAAAACAAAAAGAGCTTATCGCTCTTGAAAACGGATTGAAAGAGATCGGGTGACGCTTATGGAAATCACCTACAAACCAGTCGGAGTTAACGAAACGGCTGAGTGGGGAGACTACGACCACCTCATGCAACGGTGGGAAGGTCTAGGGAAGTCGATGGCAAAGAACCTCATCAGAGAAATGAGGGACAACAAAGATTTTCGAGACTACGTATTCAACCCAACACATAAACTGGTTTTTATCAACTATGAAGGGTTTAAGTCCTTCATTGAATGGAAAACTAGAAACAGATTCAAATAGAGTTAACACCCTAGCCGTAACAGTGAGCTAGTGAGGAAACTGAACGATACCAACTAAGTAAGCAACAACGATTTGATATTCATAAGTTTCTTTAAATATATATGAATTAAAAACCTCACTAGTTCTCTAGTGCGGTTAGGGAATAGAAAGGAATTTAAAAATGAAAAAACTACTTAAATGGCTATTTGTAAAAGAGAAACAAGAACCAGAATATTTCTTCGAACCAGTATGGACACCATACGAGGAAAACGAACGCAAATATGAAGCACGCCAAAAACGTGAACAAGAGCTTTTGGCTAAATACAGAAACCGATAACATTACCATCTTCAATCCGTAGCCACGGCTCACCGTGGAGTGTAACTTATACCTTTCCCCAAAAAAATCTTTACTAAATTACTTTTTTCCTAATTTTCCCATTCATAAGTCTAATAAAACATTGAAATACGACACGGTGGGCTATGGGTGCGGATTGAAGCACTAAAAAAAGCACAGGTAAGGGCCTGTGCAAGAAATAACATCTATACAAGGAGTATACCATGAAATCATTCAACACTCAAACAGTCACTAAAACTTCTTTCACTAAATCAAAAGCCTACGGGCTTTGTGGCACGCTCGCTATCGCCACAGCTCTATTGATTGGTGCTGGCACAGTATCAGCAGACGAAGATGTTCAACCAGTGGTGGACGCACAACCAGCGGTGTCTAATGTCTATACGGCTGACAATGCTGGCAATATTACGGTAACACCTAGCGAAACAGTGGCAGAAACACCAGCGGTTGCAACTGAAGCAGCACCAGTGGTAGAAACACCAAATTTTTTGGCACCAGCACCAGTAGAATCTCAACCGATTACTGAAACACCAGCAACAAGCACAGAGGTAGCTCAACCAGTCGAAACAGCACCTACAAGTGTTGTCAAAGAGGGTGATACTATCACCGTCGAAAAACCTAACGTTGAAGTGACTTTCCCTAACGGTACTGGTAAATACTCACCATTTGAAGTTGAATACAAAGATATTGAGTTTCCGGATAGCATGGCTATCAACGAAGGCGACAAGGTTGTCACTGAATTGCCTAAAGAAATCGGGCTTCAAACTAGCTTTGATTTCGATGTTTACAACAATGAGAATGTTGTCGGTAAAGCCAATGCTGACGCTCAAGCTCGCACTATCACAACGACATTCAATAATTACTTTACTGAACACCCATTGAATAAAAAGATGTCTTTGAAATTCGATGCTAAATGGCTCGATATTGTAGAGCCGGGCAAACCAGTAACCGTCAATTTTGACGGTACTGTTAAGACCTTTGAAATCGCTGAGGAAGGTCCGCTCCCAACGGACGAGCTCTTATCTAAGTGGGGTAGCCAAAATAAAGATAACCCACAAATCATTAACTGGACGCTACGTCTCAATACAGCTCGTCAGGTCTTGAACTATGCAAAATTGCAAGATACTTGGTCAGATAATCAAGAATTTGTGGACGGCTCACAGAGTATCTACTTTGTTGAAGACCCTGTTAAGTGGACTGGCATTGACTACTCAGCTAAGGATTATCTCGAAAGTTGGAATGTCCGAGCTGATGGCTTTGATGCGAAATTCAAAGAGTTTAACCGCATCATGTACATTGATTACCAAACTCGCTTGAAATCAGCGGTTAAAGACTCAACTAATCCGACTAACAAGGCTACGCTGGTAGCGGTAGATGCTGGGGCTATCTCAACATCTAAGGTGCAATTAGTAGGCGGACGTGGTGATGCTAGCGGTGAAAACAAGCCAAAACCAACCTTTGAACTTCCACACGACGCACCTAAAGTTGACATCCCAGAATTTGAAGGCGGTGTGGTTCCTAATGACCCACCAGTCGTTGAAATTCCAGAATGGAATGGTGGCACTGTGCCAAATGAAGCTCCAGTGCATTACAAACCAGAGTTCCAAGGAGGCATTCCGGGTATTCCAGAAGAACGTGAGCTTCCACCATTCGAAGGCGGAGTGATTCCAAACGATGCTCCTATTCTCGACTTGCCAGAATTAGAAATCCCAGAGGAACCAACTAAACCTACACCAGAAAAACCTAGCACACCGAAAGAAGTACCTAGCAAGCCCGTAGACGCTCCGAAAGCGAAAGAGGTAGAAATTACCGAGGTCGTTTATAAAAACGATTCTGAGCCAAAAGAGACACCAAAAACAACGGTTTACGGCGGTGTTCTACCTAACACTGGTGAGAAAGAGGGTATCATGTCAACTCTTGGTCTCTTGGTTATCTCTGCAGGTATCGCAGGTTTGACATTGAGCTTCAAGAAATATAACGAGGGCGAATAATGAGTATTAAATATATCAAACAATCAACTGTTAATAGAGCGCTACGTTTACACTTGAGATGGTTGAGAAACGAGAGACACGGCAAACGACTGACTGTTGGGTTAGCGATTTCATTGAAAATCAATTGGTCAAAAATCAACCTACGCTCTGCGGACCTACGCT